TTCTAATAACAAGCTCTCTACCGCGCCTTTGATTTCATCACGGGTGATAGAATCGTTTGGTTCAAACACATATGGGCGAGCTAGTTTTGATAGCTGGCTTCTTAGATAAACAACTAGACGAGCTACGTTGATTCTATCTAGTGCGCTGGCATTTCTAGCACGAGTCTTTTGACCATAAGCAACTAGACCAACTCCAACAAAGAATGGAATCGGATTAACTTTTAGATCATAAAGCACATCTCTTGTACCTTCGTTCAATGCAACAGTTTGGAATTCTCCGCTTAGTGCATCAATGTAACCAACTGATGTTGCATTGCTAATACCGCCACGGCGTGTACCTGCTGGGGCAAACCATGGATAGCTAACTTGGTCGCTTAGAGCAAATGTTTTCAACATCATGTGTGATGCTGGAACAACTGCATTGGCGCCACCTAGGTCAGTAGTAAATCCGTTTGGATAGTAAACTGCACAATATTCGTCGTAGCTAACAATACCGTCGTCACCGTTGTCTGTTACTAGAGCAGCATTAGTACCCCAGTTTAACAATGATGTTGCATCGCTTGGTAGACGCAATGGTGTGTCACCGATAACAAACGCTGTTTGACCACGATCAATGTTCAAGCTGATCAAATTCTGTAGTGTCTCTGGATATCCAGGAGCAGCGATCAAGTTGAAGTTTCTGCGCTCTTCGTCACGGATTTCTTGGCTAGTGTCAATCACTGACTTCATTGCCTGTACAACAACTTTACGTTGTGCATGACGACCAAATGCACCGGAACCATCTTCGTTGTTACCGCTTTCTGTGGTCCAACGATCTGACCAGTAACCGCTCATGCTTTCACCGGAAACAAATGCGTTACCTGCTAGTGTAGCAGCACCAGTTCTTGCATTGTCTGCATTTAGGTCAATGTAGCTGTTTTGATATTTCTTAACGTTGCCACCACTTCTGCGTAGGTTCCATAGCAACATGCCCTTTGGATACAGTGCTGGATCTGGAGCATCTGGATCTAGGTAGTTGTTTGCTAATAGGTCAGCAATGGTGCTTGGTGTGCTTGATGCACCACTGGTTGCCCAACGAGCATCGGCAAATAAAACACCTTGATCAGTGATTTGATCAGTCTTGTCAACTAATGCCCACTCTAGATTCAAACCGTCCCACTTGTAAATTGTTGGATAGTTTTCCATGTCAGCTGTGCTGATCCACAAATCACCGTTAACTAGAGCTGTACCGTCGCTTTGACCATTTGCTGCTGCTGGAGCAGTTGCGCCTACAATTGGACCACCTGGGCTTGTTTGTAGAGCTGCTGTTGCAGAGTAGTAAGGGCTTGTTGAGTGCTTGTATCCAACCCATGTACGACCGTTGTGAATCATAATATCAACTTCAGCAAAGTTGTTGTTGTACCATAGTTGACCATCTGTTGGCTCGTTCAATGGAGCATCTGGACTTGCTGCAAAGCCATTTGTGGCTTCGTCAGCTAGTGGACGCCAGTTAGTAACAATATAGTCTTCAGCTGCTTCTGTAGGAGCTGTGTAAAAGTTGGCTGTACCAGCTTCTGTGACCACATTATAAGGAGTAAACAATGCTGCTATAGGATTTCCTGTACCGCCAGTGTCAGTTAAACGAATCTCACCACCTGCTTTGTGTGTTAAAGTGATTGTGTTATCTGCGGTAACTGCTGCTTCAATGTGATTTGTAACGGCATTTCCAGCTGTGTCAGTCATTGAAATTGCATTGATAGCTGCTGCTAATGTTTCAGCATCTGTCGTTGCTCCTGCTGCTGTAAAGCTAACTGTAGTGGCTGCAGAAAGTGCCAAGCTACCTTTAATAGTTTGCTTGATAGTAAATGTTTTAGCACCTGTAAAAGTACTAGCTGTTACTGCTGCAGATTCAACAACAGTAGCACCTGTAGTTGATCGTCTCCATACACGGAAACTTAACTCTTTGAAAGTTGTATCACGAGCATCTGGAGCTTCGTCTGTACCGTCAGCATAGCTGAATTGTTCTTCGGCATTGGCTAAAACATAAATGCTATCAGATGGAATGTTTGTACCACCACCGCTACGATCTAGATAGTATAGTGAACTTGCACTTGTATCATAAATTGGAGCATCGTATGCTACCCATGCTTGTGTTGCTGAATTCCAACGCTTAACTCTCCAACGAGCACCTTCGCCTGGCTCTGTGGTTTTCAACCATACACTGCCTGTTGGCTTTGGCTCTGTGTCGCTGCTTTTGAATTCTGGAACACTTGTATGAGGAGCAATAGACAATGTTGGAGGAAAATATTCGCCTGCCTTAATACCGATGTCGCTAGCTGCTGCTGTGGCTGCAATAATATCTCCTGTACCAGCTTCTAAAACAATGCTACCAGAGCTTGTTGAGTCAGCTTGGCCTTCTGTTGCACCGTTACTGTAGAAGTTGATTTTGTTGTTTACTAGTTTAGCATATACGCCTGCACTGCCGCCCATTGCTGTATTAATGTCGCTAACTAGGCTTGCTGGAGTTGTTCCCGATGCAGTAATTAAAGTGCCGTTTAGTGAGAATGTATCGCTAACTGTCCATGCACCTGTACCAGTAACTGTCTTGGAAGTAACTGTTGGCCAGCTTGCTGCCCAAGCACCGCTACCTACCTTAACCCATGTACCTGCTGCTACTAGACTACCGCTTTCGTTGTAACCGCCACCTGGGCTCTTGAAATAAATTCTTGCTAGTTCTTTAGAGATTGAACCAGTTTCAAATACCACAGCATAATCACCAATAGATCCAACTGATCCTCTTGGTGCGTTGCTGGTAATTTTTGTTGTTGCATCGTCATCTGTTAAGACAATTGGCTCTTTCATTGTGAATGATTGGCCGCCTGTAGTGTCACCGGCTGCGCCATTCCATTCAAAAATACCGTATGTTGTTGCACGAGTATCAACCCACCATGCACCATCAGTTGGCTCTGCACCTGGCTCTGTTGCTGTACCTTCTAGCTCGTCTAAGTTAACATTAGCACGAACAATAAATGCACTTGCTGAAACGCCTAGGTAGCTATAAGCTGCTAGTAAGCCGTATTCATTACGCTCACTGCCGTGAATTGGTGTGTTGCTAGGTGTCTTTTCAAAGAAAGGAACACCAAACAAGTCGCCAACATCTTTCTGACTTGTTAATCTAAATGCTTTTCCAGCATTTGCTTTTGTTGTCGCAGTAGCAGTACCTGTGCCTGCTCCATTGCTTTTATCCTGTGCTGTAGCTACAACAATAAGAGGAGTAGTACCAGGTTCAGCTGGTGTGTAAAAGCTCTCATCAATTATCGTAACTTGTACGCCTGGGGAAACTAGTGCCATATCGTTATCTCCTGAGTTTAGTTCTCTCATAATATTTAGCGTAGTCTAGGAAAAATGGGCACTTATAGCATACCGAAAAGGGGCAGAAAAGGTGTAAATATCTGTATGCGACCACTTTGTAAATGCGGTTCTAGGCCCCGTGCAGTTAACTATAAGAAGAATAACAGAATCTACTATCGTAGCCTCTGTGAGATCTGCATGGCTCATGGAGTTAATCACGGGATACCCCGCTGGTTTAGAGCAGGGTATCGTATGAAACTACAATGCGATCGATGTGGTTTTAAAAGTATCCACCGAGAACCCTTTAGGGTTTTTCATGTAGACGGTAATCTTGATAACTGCCGGCCGGCTAACTTAAAAACAGTTTGTGCTAATTGTGCTCAGGTATTAGCTAAGGACGGAGTTAACTGGAAGCAGGGAGATCTCGTTGCTGACTATTAGAGCAGCCTGTTTGTATAAGTTATCAATAGTATGATTGTTATCTAAGATAGCATCAAAGTCTGTTCCTACCCAAGCCGTTTCACTGGCGTGAATTTTGCGCATCTTTAATTCTTGGACTGCATAGTTATGTCCTGCGTTAGCATTTAAGGCTATTTGGTACCAATCAGGTAAGTCGCCACGCTGTACCCAAATAATTTTACCACCTGCATCTCGTATGCTTTGTATTTCGTTAGGAAATCGGCAGTCACTAATTACTACATTATCTTTGCTCAGTCGGAGTTTATTTTCTAGGCTTGCGATCCAAATATCGTCGTGAAATGATTTACGGCAAACTTCTGTTCCCCAGTATTGTAGTACCCAACGAGGAGTTAGTGTAGGCATTGCTAGTCGTTCTGCCCACCACGGATCTACTTGTTCGCGCCACTCTCGGGCTTCTTTGGTACGCCCTTCAAGCATGGTACGATCCCAACCAAATACCGCTGCCACAGCATCTTTAAGTGTGTTGGCAAATGACTCTCGCCTAAATTCGTGGAAGTTAACTAGATAGTCGGCAACTGTGTCTTTGCCGCTGCCAATGAACCCGCATATTCCTATAATCATAAATGTCTCCTATAAGACAAGTATACTATAGAATAATTACAAGGTCAACTCTGGTTAGCCAATTATGAAACTGTATCCAGAACCGCCCGATACTAGAGTTTCTAATTCTTTGGTTAGCCGATCTAGATCTGTTTGCGCTTCGGCTTTCATGGCTGCACCGTTTAGACTGCTACCGCCTTGTGGACCTGCAATCTGTGCAAACTTTTCGCGGGCCTGTCCTAGCATCATTTTGCAGTTGGCTAATGAATAGTCTTTGACCCATTGCCCTGCATAGGTATCGTTGATAATAGCAAAGTCTGGACGAGTGTTGTAGACCCATAACATTACTTCTTCATCTCCACGAGGACGCTGTTGAATAATCAACTTGCGATGAGTTGGATGCCATGTAAAGTTGATAAAACTACCGAACATTTTTCCTACTAGTTCTTGATACTGACTGAACAATTCGTAGGTTAGTAGTCCGCCCATATTTGTTGAACTTAACAAATAGGTGTTAGTGTAGGCTAAGTTAAACGGTTCAAATACTGTTCCGCCTGATCCGTTACCACTTCTTGAACCAACGCTTCGACGAAAAATCTGTCGCACTTGTTGAATTTCTTTTGGAAGAATATACTCGTTAGTATCGGCCCGTAGCGTCATAAACGCATAGCTTTCTTCTACTGAGTTATCGCTCCTCTGTCGGAAAACAGCTAGACTTCGAGTCAGTGCAATTTCGTAGTGCTGCGGGTCTAGTTCAATGTCAATCATGCCGTCACCTAGCATGAGTTTGCAGTAGTCGTAGACTTCTTTTTTGGCTTGATCTATTTGGTTCATACAACTATTTATCGTAGCGGTAAATATACTACTATGCCAAGACTCAGCTTATACCGCCCAGAAAAGGGCAACGATTACAAATTCATTGACAAAACCGTTTGGGAAATGTTCCAAGTTGGCGGTACTGATGTGCTGGTTCACAAATATATCGGGCCCGGAGCTGCTACACAGGGCGATACTCCTAGCACTCCGGATTACGGTACTTCTAACGAAACACAAATTCAAGATCTGTTGTTTTTAGAAAATCGTGATCGCAAGTACGATCCAGACATTTATCTGTTGCGTGGAGTTTACAATCTAGCAGACATTGATTTTAATCTAAGTCAATTTGGCTTGTTTTTACAGAACGACACAATCTTTATGACCTTTCACATCAACGATACTGTTGAAAAAATAGGTCGTAAAATTATGAGTGGCGATGTTATTGAATTGCCGCACCTAAAAGATGAACACGCCCTAAACAATTTACAATTTGCTCTTAAACGATTCTATGTTGTTGAAGAAGTTAATAGGGCCGCAGAAGGATTTTCAGTAACTTGGTATCCGCATTTATATCGTGCTAAATGTAAACCTCTAGTTGACAGTCAAGAATTTAAACAAATCCTTGATGGTGTTGCAGAAGAAGGTAGTAATACCACACTACGCGACATCATGTCCACTTATGAGAAAGAAATGCAGATTACTGCTGCGGTTCTGGATCAAGCAGAAGCAGATGCACCTAAGAGCGGATTTGACACCACACAGTTTTATCACTTGCAAAAAGGTCCAGACGGCAATCCTCAATTGATTAGTGCTGATCTAGAAACAACTTTTATCACCAACGACCAGCCGCAAGCCACAGACGAAAACGGTGCTCCGCTATTTGATACCGAAGGTAACCCGATATATGCAGGAGTTACTGCTGATCAAACTTATAGAACTATCGAGCGTGGTGGCTACGGAGAGATACACGGCAATACAGATACTTGGCTAGCCGATGCAATCCCGGCCAATGGTGCTAGATTTACTGCTGGTATTGCTTTCCCAACAACACCGCAAGAAGGCCAATTCTGTTTGCGAACAGATTATTTGCCTACTCGCTTGTTTAGATACAGTGGTACACGCTGGATCAAGATTGAGGACAATGTAAGAATGACCATGAACAATCTAGGTGAAAGCGATGTTGGCACCGGCGATAGATTTGTTGGTAAAGATGTTAGACAAACTCAGAAGGCAGACTTTGTTAATAATACAAAAACTACCACTATCAATGGTAAGACAGTTAAAGAGCGCCAGAGCTTGTCAAAAGCTCTTAGACCAGAGGCAGACGAATAATGGATTTCTTTTACGATGGACAGATACGCCGGTATGTAACACAGTTCATGCGGGTGTTTATTGGATTTAAATATCAAGCAGGCGATGGCGAAGAACGACTAGTACCTGTTATGTACGGTGACTTAACTAGGCAAGTTGCTGGAATCATTAAAGATAATAGTGAAAACAAAATGCCTACCGTTCCACGCATCGCTTGCTATATCACTGGACTAGAATTAGACACCAGTAGACTAGCCGACAGCACATTTGTCAGCAAAGTGAATATACGAGAGCGCACCTATCAAGATGTTGCAGGGCAACGAGTCTACGGTACTGAACAAGGTGCAGGATATACTGTTGAAAGACTAATGCCAACACCTTTTAAACTGCGAGTCAAGGCGGATATCTGGACCTCAAATACAGATCAAAAACTGCAATTGCTTGAACAGATGTTGATTTTATTCAACCCAAGTCTTGAAGTTCAGACCACAGACAACTATGTTGACTGGACCAGTCTCAGTGTTATCTATCTTACCAGTACTAACTTTAGTTCTAGGTCAATCCCTCAAGGTACAGAAACAGATATAGACATTGCCAGTTTAGAATTTGAAATGCCGATTTACATCAGTCCTCCTACCAAAGTCAAGAAACTAGGTGTTGTTCGTGCAGTTATCAACAACATGTTTACCAATACTGGCGATGCAGTTAACATCAATAATTTAATTTACAACGACGGAGACATCGTAAACACAGTTGAATACAAACGCTACGGCATTATTATGCTCAAAGCAGACAACGGTGTTGCTGGCGATTACAATATCAGTATTGTAGATGTTGGTCAAGCTGTACTCGATGCAGGACTGGACCTACCTCCTGAAAAGATTGGCAAGAAACTTGACTGGCAGTTGGTATTAGATCAATACGGTGGTTATAAAGAAGGTGTTAGCAGAATTACATTTAAGCAGCCCAACGGCGGAGAACTAGTTGGTACTATTGCTGTTAATCCTGTAGATCCTACCCTGTTAGTTGTATCTATGGACATGGACACTGTACCAGCGAACACATTAATAACAGAAGGTCGTTATCCAGACAATACAGTTTATACCAGTGTGCGATCAGCAAGCAAAGGCACAATAGATGCTATCATTAATCCCTACAACTTTAATCCGTTGAATACCTACGGATCAAAAGCAAATTATCCAGTAGGATTAAGATATCTAATGTTAGATGATCTAAACATGTTCCTTGCTCCAACTCGTGCAGCCAGCATTGCTACCAATATCATTGACACTGATATAGATTATTACAGAATTGTTAGGCCTGATCAAAAGCAAAAGGCCAGTGCTTCTAACTTGCCAAGATCATACAGCAACATATATCAGACTAAAGTTTATGTCAACGGTGTTGAAGTAGGATTTACAGAAGTTGAAGATGGCGGAGTATTTGAAACTTTTGCGTCAACTAGTTACAGAACAGCTTCAGGCAAATACAAAATTCGCCTAAATGAATTTCCTCCACTAGAAGACAGTAACGGCAATGCCAGTGTTATAAAATACACCATTGAAAAATATACCTATCCGGACTGGTTCACAGAAGGTGATGATCCGGACACACTACTGGTCGAGACTGATGTCTACTTGCCGGGTAAACCAGAGCGTAGTTCAGGGCCATTTGCTTGGAAAAATCTAGACGATTCGGATGTATTCATCAAAGCCAACAGTATCATTGAATGGAACGGCAGTCGTTGGGTTAGCGTCTTTGATCCAGAAGAAGTTGCAACCAATGTCTACATTACTAACTTAAGAACTGGCATACAGTACAAATGGGACGGAGTGCAGTGGTTGAAATCCTTTGAAGGCGAATACCTGCCAGGATCTTGGAGATTGACTCTAAATCCTTAATAAGTACTGAATGCAACAGCGTGCCGGTTTATTATTTCTAGCAAGGACTACAGGTAGAATCCTTCTCATCCTTCAAGATGAGAAGTGGACTGTGCCCACATTTGCTAGATCTGCGTCACTGTTAGAAGATGCTGATGTACTACTTAAGGATTATCACTCAGGTAGAATACTGCCTATCGAGTTATACCTTAGCGAAGATCGCGGTTTTGAGTACGGTACCTATGTGTGTTTAGTTGCTGATGAATTTCTAACTCAAGCTGTGCCTACACTAGCATGGTGCAACCTAGATCATCTTCCTAAGCAATTACATAGTGGTCTAAAGACCACATTAAATAATCAACTGATACGCACAAAAATTGATACTATAATGGAGTTGGAAAATGCTGAACACTATAGAAAATAGCGAAGTATTCAAAAAAGAATTTACTATGTTTAGTGAAAAAATTTCACGGATTCAAAATGAAACTGTTAAAAAAGAATTAAGTTCAAAGCTGAATGATCTGTTAAAAGAAGTTCGACAGATAGACAGTCAACATAGAGATATCTTCGATAAGAAAACTATTTCATCAACTGTTCCTGAATCAAGAACCAAGTTGATGGAATTGCGCAGGCACCTAGATACAAAGCTAAAAGAATTTTCCTAAGACACTATGTATAAAGTTGAAACAATGCCGTACATGGCTCGCAAACACTTGCGAGCTTGCGAAGGGTATACCTATGTTCGAAAATGGGCCGAAGATAATCAGTTTAAGGCTCATTACAAATTAGATCCTAGTCGTAATACCATGATAATATTCGACGAAGCATCTTTTGAATACTTTAAAAAAACATTTAAAAAACCGTGGAAGCTGATTTTTTAATTATTCAAGAAACTCCACCCAACCTGTAATTGCATATTTTTCTTTGCCTATGGGTTGGTTGCCTCGGTGAGTATGCGTAAACCCTGCTGGCCAAATAACTATTCTACCTTCTACCGGACTAATCCTAGAGTGCTGGTATAAAAATTCTGTTTCGCCGCCTACAGGAATAGTATTAAGGTATATCATATAGGTTGCAAATCTACCGGTATACAGCCTTCCGTTTTGTGTTTCGTAATGCCAAATATGATATCCGCCACCTGGTTTTGTTTTCTGCAGGCGCATACTAATAATTCCGTGAGGCGCTGATTTCTGTATAATACTATATTTTTCTGAATAATTTTTATAGCAATCCCAAAACTTTCGTAACGCAGTCTGAAGAATAGGATGTGTTCGATCTAATAAAAAACCATCAGGATCAAATAAAAAACAAGTCTCATCGTCTTTTTCGTGCCTTGGTGTTTTTTCTGAGTCTCGACGATCAAATACAAGCTCGTGAGTTTTCATATGTTCGAAATAGTTGATAATTGTTTCGCATTCTTCTCTTGACAAAACATTATCATAAACTTCGATAAAATCATCTGTTTTCATCTTTTACCTTTTGAAACCAAGCAGAGTCTAGTCCGTCTAACTTAGTCATAAACTTAGTTATAGAGTCTATGTGAATAAGTTTTGCTTCTTTTGCAGGAAATTCCCAAAAAGCAATATGATGCTCTTGAGGTACTAGTGTGTCGTTTATAGATACCAGTGTTTTAGGAATTGGTTCTAATTCAGGCCAATATTCTTTTTCTAATAATTTTTTAAGCGTACCAATGATAGTTTTTTCAGTACCGTTGTCTGAATAAAAAATAATAACTTCTCTGTCTTTCAACAAGGCAGTTAATAACTCTCTAGCTTTTTGTCGATCCTTTATTACTTTGTGTTTCAAATAAGAATCGTCTCCTGCATTTCTTAATTTTTGTGTAAAAGTAAAATACTCGTTTGATCTAAGTTCGTGTAATGGCATAATTAAACTCCTAATCTTATACAGTTATGTCGAAGGTAATATTTATTCTATCTTTATTTAATAAATTTGGTTCTACTTCATGCGGAACCCAAGCCGGCCACAAAATTAAATCTCCTTCTGTGGGGCTGAAATAAAAGTCTCTAGTAAATGGACTTGCCCTATTCACTCGCCCTAACAAATTAGCAGGATTTAACAGTCTTAAATCTCCAGTACCGGTTGCTTGTATATAGTAAACACACGAAAAACAACAATCTTCATGTGAGTGTAACACATTTCTAGCACCTGGGCTATTTACATTTGTCCAATAATTGATTTTAAAAGGTTGATTTTTATAGGCTGTCCGAAAAACAGAGTCGCGGTCACGATAAAATTCTACAGCCTGATTAGTTAACGAAATAACTTCATTAACTAACCAAGAGATATTGTACCTACGAGATGAGCGCCAACATCTGTCATTAGTGTACTCTGTACTGGCTTCGGTTTTCTTTGCTGACAATATTTCTTCTTGCAGCTGAGCTATTTTATCTAACCCAACTTCAGACCGATGAAAAAAATCTGCAGAAAAAATAGGCACAGGCATTTAACTATACCATTCTTTTAGATAGTCGTAGTGATTAGGAAATAAGTTTTTAGCTTTTTCAGTTTTGAATGACAGTGTTTCTAAAAAGTATTCGTAGTATTGATTAACCCTTGGGTCAATTTCATATGACACATCTTTGTAACCACCACCGGCATGTATCATACTAAACCATTGCACACAGTTAAACATTGATGCAGGACTAAAAAATAAAAACTTTGGGGGATTAGGATAATAATGCCCTATAACAAATTGACTCTCTTTTGGAAGATCAGTTATTTTTATTGATCTAATATGCTGCCAATAAGCTGTATCATCCTTAGTGCTGAAATGATAATGCGCCCAAACAAAGGTTAATATTTCTATAGACATTTCATAGAAACCTCTATTTAGATGTGCTTTAACTTCTTCATTCCAAATATTGTTATACATATTGAGAAGATCAGTTACTGATTTTACCACACTAGTAGTAAATGTAATACCAGTAGCTTCCAGCGGTTCAACAAACCCCGCACTGAGCCCAATAGCACAGGCATTCTTTACAGCAATTGCTTTCTGAAAACCGCATCTCATTTTTATGAATCTTGCAGGAGCTTCGAACTCTCCTATCTTTTCTCTCAGTTCTTTCTCAGCATCTTCGTCACTGATAAACTTACTGCTGTAAACATAACCGTTGCCGATTCGTTTAAAGTTTGGAATTGTAAACATCCATCCAGAATTCATAGCTGTTGCTTTTGTGTAAGGATGGCATTCTTCTTGTGGATTTTTATATTGTGTAGGAATTACTACTGCTCGATCGTTAGGTAACCACTCTTCATAACTCTGGAATGGCGTTTCTAGCGTTTTTCCTACTAACAAACTTTGAAAACCAGTACAATCTAAATAGATGTCTGCTTTATATTCTACGCCATTGCTATCAACTAGCTTGGTAATTCCGTGAATGTCTTTACTAATATTTTCGATCTTGGTATCAACATAGGTAATCTTATCAATGATAAGTTTTTTAACAGTATCTATAATCTTGTAAGCATTGAAATGTACAGCACCGTAGCCCTGTGGTCCCATTTGAAAATTTAAATCCAAATGATCTTTAATTTTTAAAGACTTATTTGCCTTGGCTAAGTTGTATGCTGGGTGCCATTTATTAAATTCTTCGTGGGGCTTGTTGGCAAAATATTCCGGAGTGTACAAATTTTCAGCAACTACGCAATTATCCGAACTATCGTTATCTACAAAATAGGGATCTTGATTCCATCCTATTAACTCAACTCCTAGCTTAAAGCTAGCATCACTGTCTTTCATCCACATTTCTGGTGTAATACCACAATCATAAAGAAACTGTGCAGTGAAAGGCTGTGTTCCTTCACCTACTCCAAGTGGGCCTGCTGAAGAATCTTCTACTAACACAACTTCTGTAGGATTGTTTAAATTTTTTACTAGGTAGGCGGCTGTTAACCAGCCGCTGGTACCACCGCCAAACACAATTATTTTTCTAACTCTATGTATCATGAAATCCTCTTTGAAATAACAACTATGTACAATCCGTTCCACCATCCGCTTGGATCTTCTTCTTCGTTAAGCATGAGTTTTTCAAAATGCACCTTTAATTGACTTGCATTGATTCCTTCTCTTGCTCCGTCAACTACTCCTTGCCAATTAGCATCATCAAAAACTAAAATTGCTTCTTGTGCGAAACAGGGGTGGTAAAATTCTACTGCCTGACTAACACTTTGATGATCATGAGGACCATCGTAGAACCATAGTTTAATTTGATTTAGATGTATGCCTAAATCAACAGCAAACATGTCTCGATCGTATATAGTAATATTGCTATTGCCTTTGTACTTTTTAACATTTTCTATAAATGCCTGGACGGTATTGTCTGGGAGTTTATCTATGTTATTTGTTGCTGGTTGTATATTTTGTTTCCAATTGTCAATGGCGATGGCAGTCAACGGATTGTCTTTTATAGTAGCGCAAAATGTAGATCCCATTGCAGCGCCAATTTCCATATAGGTGTCAACACCCTGGGCTAGGTTGTTTAACAGAGTTTGAACTCTAGGGCTTGTAAGGCCAGGAATGTCTACTCTAGTTGTTGGGATTCCAGACCTAGAAATTGCTTCAACCACATGCATAGTCAATTCAGAATGAGAAATATCACTTTTCTTTTCGTAGAGCTTGTCGCAAAAATTGCAATCCCAACATTCAAATTTACAATCTCTAATTTTTTCTCGCCAAATATTGATGGGCTTTTCCACTAGATTAGTTTCATTAAGGAACTGATCAAAGGTAGAAAACAAATATTCTTCTTTTGCAGCGTATCTTTTTATAATGTCCATAGTTTCATAGAGCCTAGATGCTGCTTCGCGGCCGTGCATTTTAATACTGTCAATGCCAAGATTATCAATAAAATCATCCCAGTCTTCGCGCCAAGGAGTAAAGTTTGCGGTCTTTAGAAATACACTAGGATCTTCGACATCCCATTTTTTGCAACTAGTACGGCTTATAGGATCGTTAAAGTATTGAGGATCGTTACCTGATCGAGTATTATTATAATGAAAATGCTCAGTCATCATAGGACAGCCGCCTATACATCCTTCATTGGCTAACAAGCTGATAGCAATATCTTTTCCAAATTGTTTTTTAATATATGCTTTGGCTTTTTTAATTTCTAATAATGTTGATCGTGATCGCATAAGATCTCGATCTAAGTTGATATAATCAAAGCCGTATTTGGCAAGGTCAACTACCTCTTGAGCAGTATGTACCTCTCTTAGGATTGTGTTTTTTACATATAGCTTAGGAAAGGCAGCTTTAATTTGCCCTGTGGCCATCCAATGTGTGTGCGGGATTGTTGCACTATGTATTCCTCTATCATAAAGAGGTTTAAAATTCTTGATAAAAATATCTAGATTTTTTTGAGTTGGAGGAACTTGTATGTTGTTAAATGTGGCGCTTATAGGTATGCCTAAATTATCTTGGATATACAAGGCCGCATCTATAGCAACACCATAATCTTCTTGGAGTAAGAAGATGTCTCCCATAGCATCTTGATGAAAAGGGGCTATGCGAGATGTAAAATACACATCCCGTATAAAGTCTTTGTATTCTTCTAAAAATTCAAAAAACTCTATGTATTGATTTGGTGTTAATTTTGGATTAAGTGGTACGCTAAAAATTTTTCTCATTAAAAATCACGCTAAGGTTAATATTAATTATCCGTAGCGTGATTGATCTAATTTAATAGTGGTTACAGTATCCAGGGTACTTCGAATTCTCTAGTTCTTGTACGACCTTCGGTGGCATATATGCTCCAAGGAAAATAACAATACATAAAATACTGTGCTGCATCTAGATCGTTGGCATCAAGTGCTTCGATTTTTTCAACTAATTTTGCGGCAACATCTTCTGGTGCCTTAGAGTTAGCATACTGCTTCATGACAATTTTGATAAATGTCACTGAATCGGTTTTGTTCTGAGGTGTTAGAAAATAAATGTCTTTTTTATAATTGTTATCGCTGTAGCTAGTGGGACTGATAATGTCTTCGTATCTTGTAGCTAGTTTATTTACTACTGTTAGTTCACCATGGCTTGCGCAGGCAAATTTATTTGCTTTGGCTACAGCTTCTGAAACTTCTTCACCTTTTAACCAACTGGTTATCACAGAGGACTCATCTGTAGGAGCAATATATGCTACTGTATAATGCCAAAATTTTCCAATTTCTTGAATTTTTGGATCAAATCTAGGATCACTGTTTGAAATTGCTTCATAAACTATATACATCTAAAAGACCTCCAGGTGGAACAGCACCGTTAGGCTTGGCTTGAACATTTTTTTCTGTATCTACAATAGCTGCAGGTTTTACTAGATCAAAGCTGTCTAACGAATTCTGTAATTTTAATTTATCATCTATCTTTAATTGTAGATTATTGGTATACTGCTGCAACTGCGTGGCAAAATTTAGTCCCAATGCTAATGTTTCTGCTTGTTGTTCTGCACTCATGGTAAGGATAGCATCCATGTTACCGCTGTTTATTCTTCCGTAGAAAATTAAGTCGCAGGCTGCTTGCTTGGCCAGTCTATTAGTCCAAATTTCAGCTTCAAAATGATCTTCTTCCTCAGTATCTATAATATCCATATAGGTACGGCCACTACCATCTTTTAACTTGGCTTCGTCACTGTCTAGAAATTCTTTAAGTAGGTCTACTAGATGTTGACGCTCTAGGTACCAATCTTGAATTCTACGCTTGCTCATATAGAGTAGCCTTTCAAGATTCCACATTTCGATCTCGGCCATTCTTTTATCAAGATCATCTGTAGATGCGTCTCTTAGTCGTTTGAAGCGTTCGATTTCTACTTGATGTTTTGCTAGTTCATATTCCATATTTTCGATGGCTTCTTCTTTGGTTTTGATTTCCAATAGCCATTGACGAAACTTTGCAAAAGGAGTGATCTGCGCCTGACCCACAAACCACCTGAGTTTAAATTTTGGATTGGTCCATTCTTTGTTTAACGATTTTTTGATTAACTCTTTGTCTCTTTCTGACAGCATACTCACATCAGAATTAATTTCACTGTTAAATCTGTCTGAATGATATTCCATTATACGATCTGGCATAAATTCCTCTTTTTTATAAAAACATATTTATAAACTTTAATCTCTCCAGCTCATCACTCCTGAACTATTACCAACTTTTCCTTTGGCTTCTAGACTGGTAGTGGTGCCGTATCCTGCTTCAGTGGCATAGACAAACTTGAATGCTGTGTTAACGTGAACACCTTGGTACCAACCTACAGCATATCCCCAATCTTGAGCTGTGAACATGTTTTCCTCGCCACTAAAATAAGGTTTAGCACCTACAGCATCTGCTGATGAATTGGTAAAGAAATTGGTTTTACGCCAGTTGGTGCTTGGATTACCCTCACGACCAGCATAGTGATAGCCTTGTTTAAACTGGATTGATTTTTGATATCCGTCGCCACTAGGTGTTGTACCAGCTCGAGCAGCACCTGTTCTATTTGCAAATGTCCAAGTCTGGGCACCACCGTTGGACCAAAATATTCCATAATTCTCATGGCTGGTTCCCCAAACATAACTGCCTATGTTTGCTTGAGCATAACCGGTGTATCCAGTTTCTGTAGTTAGATTAAATTCATAGATGTTGGCGCTGTATCCGCTCATCTGCCACCAAGAATAGTATTCTTCTTGTTGCACTGTGCCTGCACTGGTCTGGCTCACTGGGAATGTTCTAGTGTATCCAGAAGTCTGAGATTGTTCAGTTCTCATATTGAAACAGATAGTTGCATTAGAAGGACCACAGTGAGTACCAGACGCTCCCCAGGTAAAATTTCTAGTTCTATTAAATGCACCAACTTGATAATTGTGTGCAGTTTCCTGAGTGTCCCCAAGATTAATTGTGGTATCGGTTTGGTAATTGATTCTGTTGGTAACACTCCATACTGTACTGGCTGCATATCCGCCATGAAGGTAGCCTGTAGTTGAAATAGATCTTGTTAAGAACGGATTGGTCAAATTTTCCCATCTTGAAACATCTCTAGTATGATAATATTCTAATCTACCAAACTGAGGATTGTATCTTAGACTGCCTTGACTTCCCGCTGTTGAAGCAGAGTTTACTGGCAGAGTTAAAAACCCAGTGTCGTTGATTGTTGTGTTATTTAAGGTTGCCATTTTTTTTAATCTCTCCAGGCGCAAACAGCAGAGCTCATTCCGCCTTTGCCTTTGGGTTCTAAACTGGACCCGCCAGTGTATCCAGTCTCTGAGGAATAGTTAAATCTCCAACTGATGTTGTTTTGTAGTCCGTTGTACATGCCCAACATATATTGATGGTCTTGTCCCATTGTGAAGTTTTCTTCTCCGCTGTTGCTAATTGGTTTAGATACGGTGCCGGATGTTACATCAGTGTAAAAATTTGTTCTACGGAAACTGTTACCGCCAGCATAGTTACCTTCGTTACCGGCATAGCCGTTGATCAACTTTGTTTGTACTGATTTTTGTTGGTGATGTGCGCTAGGATGTGTGCCTGGTCTTGCTACACTTGTTCTTGTGGCAAAGTGGAAAGTACGACTACCGCTATCTGATCCGTAAGCAATGCCAAAATTTTCGTGGCTCATGGCCCACCCAGATTCATTTGCCACTGCTCCAGTGATAGTACCTACCAATGTTTCGGTATTCATGTTGAATTCTTCAACTCCAGTTCCGTATCCCATTTGCGTGATCCAAGCAGTGTAGTGTTCTTTAAACATTGATCCGGCATTTGTGGTACTAACTGCCATGTATCTACTGCCGCTGGAAGTATAGACCTGTTCTGTTCTCATATTAAAGGCAATGATATAGTTTGACGCAGTGCCGTGCGCACCCGGAGCTCCAAACACATAGCCTAGATTTTTACTACAGGCACCACTGTGATAGTTATGCGATAATTCTTGTGTGCCGTCACCTAGATTGGTTGTGGTATCTGTAGCACATACTGTACGGTTGGTGTTATTCCATGCTACTGCGTCTTTATATCCGCCCATCACATAGGCTGTGGTAATAATAGTTCTAGTCAAGAACGGCATTGCATAGCTGGTCCATCGGCCGTCACCTGTTACATATTCCACGCCTCTAGCTGCATTGTGTCTAGCTGCTCCGCCTACTGCACCTGTGGTATCATTGGTGTTGTATCGAACATACACACAGCCAGAACCGCCTGCACCTGATCTTCCAGCCGACGGAGTTGCTGGTGCATTGTAATGACAGCCACCACCACCGCCACCTGTGTTGGCTACACCGTCGTAGCCATATTGTTGTCCTTCTGAGGTACTAATACCCGGAGATCCTCTGCCGCCTACTCCAGAACCACCAACACCGCCTTCTGCATAGGAATCGCCGTATTGTGGACTGCCGCCACCACCGCCACCATAGGCACGCTCTTGTCCCGTTATGTTGCTAAAATATCCCGGACCGCCATCACCACCACAGATATAGATAGTGAGGTCTCGATTGCCACCTGAAATAGAAGTAACTGTGTTATTGAAATTTTGTTGAACTCCAACTTTTCCTGGCCCGCCTGCGCCTCCGCCACCACCTCCGGCATATCCTACAGCAACGTGATTGTTAACAGCACCTGGAAATCCCTGTCCGGCTGTGCCAGCACCATTGGAAGCTCCAATAGTACGACTGTGTCCAGTGGAGCCGCCGCCCGATCCGCCTGCTTGGCCGTCGCCGCCGTACCATCCACCACCACCACCACCGATAGCAGTTAACGTACCGAATACTGAATTGCCGCCATTACCTCCACCGCCTCCCGGAGTTCCCGGATATGTTCCAGTTGGGGGTCCGCTGCCGCCTGCACCTACAGTAACAGTGTACGCAGTTCCGGGAACAACTGGAAATGCTGGGCGATAAATTACACCTCCGCCACCACCGCCACCACCCGAGTGGCGCCCACCACCTCCACCACCTGCTACAACTAGTACTTCAACGCTGTATACACCTGCTGGACAAGTCCAACTGGTTGTGCCCACTGTGGTAAAACTGGCCAGTGTGCTGGCTTGACTAGGGCGTTGAGCCGTTGTTCCGCTAGGCAGTGTTAATGCTCCAGTTCCGGTGAATGTGATTCCATTTAATGTTGCCATATTTCTCTCAAGTTATCGGATAAACATCTGCTGGGGTAAATGCCGAGGCATATCTTGCACCCAACGAAACTCTAAATTTTCTAAACACGCCATTAGTACATTGATCGGCGGCAGTCGTATGATTACTAGCTCCTATTCGTAGAGCACTAGCTCCCTGAAAGTAAGGATCAGCCCATTGACTAGTACCTACTCCATTCATAGTATCTGCAATCTCCGTGCCATTTTGGAACACCTTGATAGTAGCACCGTACCCAACTAGGGCAAAATGACACCAGGATCCTGTGGTAACTGTACCTAAACTTATTGGACTATTTCTCCAATAATGACTGACGCTGGCGCCTTGGCCTCGATAGAGTATACCGTGCGGATATTGATTCATTTCTAACATAGTACCGGATGGTGCTGTGCCAAAATTCCATAACCACCATTCTATGGTCCAGTATTTTCTACCATTCAGTGTAGTCTGTGCAGTTTCAAACTGTGGAGGACGAATGTCTAAATATCCGCCATTTTGAACATAAAGACCGGTATAGCCACCTTGGTCGTAATTTCTAGTATTTGTTCCGCCAAGTGTGCCCACTGTTCCGCCGATCTGATCTGTGATGTCAGCATTAGCACCTGTGTTTCCAAACAATGGAATATACATAATTACACTAGCACCAGATCCATTAACCCCAGAAGATTCTGCACCATTGGCAAGATCTCTCCAGCTGCCGTAGTCATATACTTCAGCAATACCCAGGGTAGTATTAAATCGCATACTGCCTGGCACAGGTGCTGCTGGTCGCTCGGCTGTGGTCCCCGATGGCAGAACCAGTGTTTGGTCAGTTATTCTAGTGTTTAGTAAGGTTGCCATGTTATTTTGTCTCTAATTGTTCAATCCTAGTATTTAGCGTTTTGACAGACTCAATCAAATAGGCCACTAATTTAGTATACTGAAGACCGTAGGCATTACCTTCTTCATCTTTGCTTACTAGGTTAGGCAACACTTTATTAACTTCCTCAGCAATTAGTCCGGCTTCGTTGATCTTAGAACCATCTTTACGATCGTAAGTTACGCCAACTAGTTGTAGAATTTTGTTCAATGCGTCCTCGATAGGGTTGACATTTTCTTTGAACGCGATACTGGATGTTTCAACCACTGTGGCTGCTGTTACCTGTCCAGAAACTCCAACACCACCTGTGACTACTAATGATCCACTTCCTGTTGTGGTACTTGCTGTGCCAGCCGTAAATGTGGTTGCAGCGTTTGATGTTAGGGTAGTGAATGAGCCGGCCGATCTTGTGTTGGCTCCGATTGTACCTGTAAAATCAGTAGCATTAATCCTACCGCCAACTCCCAGTCCGCCTGTGATTACCAGGGTACCTGTGGCAGTTGTTGTTGATGCAATGTTTTCAGTCATCAATATACCGGCTGTGGCCTTAGTACCAGAAGTAGTTGACAGTATGGTCAATGTTCCGCTGGTTCCTACACCGCCTTGCAGTGTAGGGAATTGACCAATAGTTGAACCCAATGCTCCAGTACTAGGGACAAAGGTCAATGCACTGTTGCTGTTGGCACTGGTTAGCTGACCTGATGTACTTGATCCGTGATACAGTCTAAGAGCAGTACCACCTGTACTATCTGAAAGAGCAACACCTGCCGCTGCTGGAGTAGTCCAAGAAATTGTAGCAGGATTTGCACCGTCGGTGGTCATTACTTGCCCGTTAGTACCTACACTGTCTGGAAACATCAAAGTTCTATTGGTAGCAATGGTAGCTACAGATCTAAGAGCAACATAGTTGCTGCTGTCTGCATCCATTAGTCGTACTTCGCCACCTGTACTAGCGTTACCGTTAGCCTGTAGGTTTCCCACAAACTGCGTAACACCTGTACCCTGTGGATCAATGATCAAGTTTGTATTAGTTTGGGTCGTGGTCAGTGTGTTGCCCACAATACTTAGTTGGCCGATTGATCCGGCCGCTCCAACTACCCCGTTGCTGACTCTTCTTCCCATTTTATATTCTTCCTTATGCTGTTGAAGTCTCAATGCCCATCACTACAACACTTAAAGAAGGTGTTGCTGTTGGGGTTGAAACAACTATTAATTCCCCAGACTTTAATACGATGCCTGTGCGTTCTAGCACACCGTTTGCAAGCAATGTTGAATCATATTCAATATATTCTGATCCGTTTGCCGCTGGTGTTGATGCAGTTGCTACTGCTAATCTAACTTGTGCTGATGCTGAGCTAGATCGATTTAAAATGTTCACTGTTACCACTGCAAATGTACTTGCTGGGCAAGTATATACTGTAGTATTAGATCCATCTGTAATGGGAAATGCTCCTAATCTTCCTGTTGCCATATAATTCTCCGTTAATTAAGTAAAGTAATAATTCCAAGCTATTGGATAACCTCTAACTCCGCCTGTGAAGTTAAAGCTGGCATTCATTTGAATTGTCTGCCCTGTGGTTGTTGTGATCTGAGTATTTGAAATTTGTATAAACCCTGCCACAACGCTATTTACATTCAAACTGGCTCCACCACCACCAATCTGTGAACTAATATAAGACTTGATCGCCCTTTGTGTAGGTACAACGCTGTCACTGTTAGCTGACAAGAAAGGATCTGTTGAAAACTCTGTAATTGTTGCCGAGTTACCACCTAGTGTAATATTACCTAGACTTAGTTCTGACAAACCTGCAATATTAAATGCATCTGCGTTTAAGGTTGCAACACCAGTTGATTGTTCAATAGTAAACAGTTCACCAACTCGGAAGTTACCGTCTTGGTCAGTTGATGTATAGAACACTCGACCACCGTTAAGATCCTGTGTTTCGTTGGCTTGAATAGCTGGCTGTGTTGGTATTCCAGGATAATTGGTTTCTGCAAAATTACCTGTACCAATATCCAAGAAATCGTGTCCAGTTAATCGAACCTGACTGTATCGAATTCTTGTGGTTACTGCCGCAGCGTGTGCCGGAGAATTTAACAGACTTACTTCAGGACTGATTTGGAAAAAAGCTGATTTACCACCGTCGTAGGCTCCTGCCAATGACAGTACATTTACCAATTTGAATGTGATATCTGGTATGCTGTCAATCACTACGTTAGCACCGGTTGATGGTGTTCCTGTTAGTTGATTAACTGAAATATAATTTCCATATTGGAAGTTGTCAGCATATCCGTCACCGGTATCTTGTTCTGCTATCGCTGCGTCATAATCTTGACCACGATTTCTAAAACTTGGTTGAGCCACTACACCGTTGCCAATTCTAACAACGAACGGAGCTTCAAACAAGTTATTGGGATCTGTAATAGTCATTGTTGGTGCTGTGCTGTATGCGGAACCCGGATCGGTAACTCTTACCGCAATCAGTTTAGTGTCTACAATAAATGCTCGAGCCTTGGCAGTTGCTCCTAGTATAGCACTAGATGCCGCTGTTGTAGAAGCACTTGGGATAATTGCCCAGATACTAGATTGATTTGGATTACCGTTTACAGCAACAAGCGCACCAGTACCTGAAGCACGAGTAATAGCTCTTGTGGTCCAGTTGATTCCGTCTTCTGAACTTGCCATGTTGTTGCTGCTGGATGTTGTTACAACAAATACGCCTTGTCCGTATCTAACATCTGTAATAGTTCCTGATCCTAGATATCCAGTTTCACCGGTGTTACTCCAATTGAGTCCGCCGTCTACTGAGTATGCAGGATCTACAGCACCGTCGCTTGATACTGCAACAAATTTGTTTGCACCGTAGGCGATACTGATCCAGGTAGTTGAAGTTGGTAATCCGGTACCAGCAGTCCAAGTTACTCCGCCATCTGTACTGTGTGCATTTATGGTGTCACCAGTAGATACTGCTACCCATTTTCCTTGTCCATAAGTCATACAACTGTATGTTGCTGTTGGCAATGCACCACCTGCTACCCAGCTTATGCCTCCGTTGGTACTGTAACAGCTGGCGCCTGTTGAGCTTATTGCCACCCATCTTCCGCTGGTTGCAGTAGTATATCCATAGGCAACACTCACTGTGGCTCCGCTCATTCCTGCTGGCAATGCTCCGCCGCTGGTCCATGTTGCGCCACCGTCTGTTGAATATGCATTGACTGTGGTACTAGAACTCACAGCTACCAAGTGATTGGCCACTGGTGTTGCTGTTCCTGATCCTGTGCCTACTCCTGTGGCCACAAAGTATATGCCAACCAAATTAGCCGATGCTCCAATACTGGTAAACGGAGTAGTTCCTAGAGAAGTAATAACATATCCTCTACCTACTACTAGTCCTCCTGCACTTTCAACTACGGTAAGTTTACCGTTTGCCATGCTGACCCAATTTGAAGTACTAGGTAGTGCTGTAGCTGCCGATGTCCAGGATGTTCCGTTTGCACTGTAATTTACATCGCGACTACCGCTAGATACTGCAACAAAATTTCCTCCGCTACCGAATCCAACAAATTCAAAAGCAGTAATTGCACCAGCGGTGCTGACTGCTGTGATAGTTATTGTGATATTGTTTGTGCTTGTACCGCCTAGCGATGTGCCTAGCAGTGTGACAGTATCTAATCTAGCATAATTGGTTCCTGCGGCAACAATATTGACTGCTTGATATCTTACGCCTTTTCTCAATACAGTAAATGTAGCACCGGTTCCTACGCCACTGCTGGTACTCGATATAGGCGAGTATATAGCAACTGTTGGAGCATAAATTGCATCAGTGTATGTCTGCGCAGAAGCCAATGTTCTTGATGTGCTGGCATAAGTTGGTGATGTAAATGCAATTCTAGGTTCAAGGACATATGTTGAACTGGCATCAGGCGCAACAATCGTTGTTCCTGGTACCACATGATCCCAACCAGCTGCACCTGTGCTTTCTTTTGTCACTGTGGCTATTTTTGTTGTGGCAGTATATGCTGACACAATACCAACTTGCCCTGCACCTGTTCCTGCTGTGATCAACAACTTCATGCCAACATAAGCGCCAGTAATTTCATCATCAACCGCAGCCAATGTCAACTGTGTAGTAGTTCCGCTCTGTGCAGTATTGGCGTTTGAAAGATAGTTCGTTCCTCCAAAGTTTCCGTCTACTTCAGGAGCCAATGCGCTATCTTCGGTATTATCTACCATTCTAACGTTAAACACTGCTCCGTCACGGAAATCGTCTTGTTCTACTGAAGCATTTGTACCCGAACCTGTTATACTCCAAACTACTTCAGTATAGTCATTTCCTGCGTTATCATATTCAAACTGTAAAACTGTTTCAGTTCCGTTGGTTAAAACAGTTCCAATTCCAGGAAGGAATGCCTTATTGTTTATCTTACAGGTTATCGGAGTTTCTCTTACATCGAACCCTTCTGCTACAGAACCAAAGTCACCGTACGAGTTGTTTCCGTTAGTTCCACGAATGCGGCCGCCTGCTTCTGCAAGATAACCGATGTGTGCGTAATACGAGAATACCGAAACAAGTTCAGCACGACCGTTGTTGGTTACCCAAGCACCGATACCGTCACTGATAATTTGTGTAAAGTCGTTTGAGACAATAGAATCGTTACCACCATTATGCAGCGCACCGTCAATTTTCTGACCCACGGCTGCTGTACCAAATGTAGCAACGTTTTGTATGTAAGGTGAACGACCAACGATCCATGTGCGGAAGTCGTCTGGACCCCAACCTGGATCAAGTGAACAATAGGCTCCAGCACTTACACGCGAAGTACCATATTCGTTCGGAGCAAGAAGATCACCAGTTAGACCTTGTAGAGTTTGATTCCTGATACCAGTTCCGTTGCGTAGATAATACATGTCTTCTTCGAGACTGCCCATAACTGCATTAGCATAATATCTTGCAGCCATTCTAGACTCATAGTTTCCAGGATATTGCAAATCAAACTTCAATGCATCGATGTATCTGTTTACATCTCTTAGGCATAGAGCACTGTTGTAATACAGGCTCACTGTGAAATTACTTGAAATATTAATAGTGAAATTTATCGCTGCCATAGAATTTCGTGCTGCGGAAATTTTAAATTGAGTAGCACTTATGACATTTTGAATATAATATGTGGTAGTAGTGTTAATATTTGGATTGCCGTCTACTGCTGTTCCGCTAAATCTTATTGCGGCATTTCTCTGCATCCAGCTAGTATCGGTACAAGTCAGTATATCAGTAGCTGAATCAGCTGATGACACAGTTGTAGTATAAGTTGAACCGATGTAGGCATTAATTTCAGCCACAATATATGCTCTGTTGCGCTCTAATTGTAGTCTTGCCCAATCAGCTGTTCTCACACTGGTTTGGCAAATAGATCCGTCATTAGTTGCACCGTAGACAATGTCATCTAATGTAGTCATTAAGCTAGTAATTCTAGCCTGTGCTGTAGCGTCACCGCCTACATTAGCCAATGCTTGGGTGGCTACATAACTAAATGCTGCGCGAGTAGCTGTCTTTTGATTCAAACTGAATACATCGCTGGCTGTGCTTCTTAGATATGAATATGCTGCGGTACGAGTTAGACTGTTGCTGTTAAACATAAAGTCAAACATCACAGCTTCAAGAATTAATCTTACATCTCGTTGACATTTTGCACTGTTATAGACCAATGTTGGATAAGTTGAGGAAATAAATGTTGTGGCATTTGTCACAATAGTTTCCTGAGCTGCATCTAAAGTCACTGCGGCAGCTATTAATGCTGTGGTTGATGTGACTGCATTTGTAGCTGTGGGGTAGTCTATGATTTCAAAATCTAGATCTAATCCTGTGCCGTTGGTAAATGAGGCTACACTTCCACCATAGGTAGTTGCAAGCTGGAAAGTGTTTGTGTTAACTGTTCCTACTACCCAATATTTTACACCGGCAGTTAAACCGTTGGCTGTAGTTCTTGGAATAACAGCATCACCGACTAATAGCCCGTGACTGTTAGATGTAAATGTATTAAGAGAGGCAATAGTTGTAACATTAATCTGTGGAGTTAAACTTGCAGTTGAATCTCCTTGAATAATATTAATGATAATATCTATAAGATTGCCTACTGTGGCGTTTGCACTAGCACCACCAGGTAAGTTAGTGCTGTCAGTCCACTGAGTAGCTGCATTACCTGCAGATTTAGTTACTGTGGTATTGGCAATTATCTGTTGCATCACTGTTTTTAAACGACTGTAACTAGCAGCGGTAGCAGCTATTTCTGAGCTGTCAATTTGTAAGTCGGTGCTGGCATTACCATCAAAATAGGCCACGCCTGCAGTCAGTGTTTGATAGCTTCCGCCGTAGGTTATATCATAGCATACTGCATCTATAATAAATCCAATGTCTCTACGACATTTAGTTCTACTGTATTTTACTGCGGGATAGTTTACTGTGATAAATGCCGTGATTTCATCTTTAAGGAATTCTTTGTTTTCTTTTAGTAAAGTACGAGCATCACCAAATCCAGATAAGAATGTTGAATTATAACCTGTAGGATTAGTTACAGTTTCTAATATATTTGTACCAATTTTAAAATCAATCTGGTGTTGAATGGTTCTAACCAAGCGTTTGATATCTAGTTCTTCTACAGAACTAGCAAATGGCACTAGAGCACTTTGAGTAGCGGTGTTACCTGTCGACTCTGTTACATTTGTTCCCAGTATGATCTGACCAACCACAGTTTCTAGTCTAGTCAATGCGCCAATACTGTACTTGGCATCATCACGACTGGTTAGACTACCTGCTGGTCCAGCGTTTACTGAACGCTTTTCGTCACCTACCAGTGCAGTTTCTGCAGGTACAATGATAGGAAGTGTTTCTCTGTACTGACCTGTTTTAATATTGATTGTGTTATTAGGCACACGTCTTGCTGGAAGATTAGTAGTAACTTGATCTTCAAGAGCCGTAATAACGATATCAATTAATTCATCAGTGGTTGTAGTAATACCAGTTTCAGCCACATAGTCGGTGTTAATATACTGTGTAACTATGGCAGTAGAGTCTTGTGCAAATGTTTGATAAACGGTAGTTGGTACTTCGTTAGCCAATACATCTGCTATCAACAATTTTAATTGTTCATAAGCTGCAACACCTTCGTCTGCTTCTGCTGCTAGTGTTACATATGTTTCGCTTTCTTCTGCTGCTGAGAATTCTCCAGATTGACCGAATGCTCCTAGCAAGCTAAATGCAGCGGCTCTCATCTTTAGATTTCCACCGTGCCCAAGATCCCAAATCAATCTGTCAATGATAAATCCAACATCTCGTTCGCACTTGTATTCATCGTAATCAAAATTATACCAAAGTTGTCCGACGGTTGCTGCGTCAATTTGTGTTCTAATCCACGCTGTGATTTCTTTCTGCATGAATGCACGGTTTAATTCTAGAAGATGTTGAGCTTTAGGATTTCTTGGACCTTTTTCTACCTGTTCGCAGGCATAGCGTATGGTTTTCCATGGCTTGTCTAAGCTGGCTCCACAATCGGGGTACTCTCTATCTTCTCCGTCTGGTGAAACATAGTAAACATGATCTGTTTGACCCCATGTTACCCACTCAGGTGTGTTTAAAGAACTTACACGAAGGACTTGACCTTCTGTGCCTACAGGCAATCTTGTTGGGCCTGCGCCACCGTAGTATACAATATCGCCGGTTGTAGTTAGTACTGAAGTTTCACTACCTACAGTCATCACATTCCAGTAAGTACCAGTGATATCAACATCTGGTCTACTTAGTGCATTACCACCGCCTTGTGTGCCGATTGTAGATCCGTCATCGCCTTCGGACCTGTGAGCCAAAATACAGTAGTAAGTATTAGCGCCATAATTTACAACATCACCAGCATAGTATTCAGTGTCATCTGACCAAGAACTTCTCCAGTAGATACCGGAACTTAAAAGACTCCAGTAAGATGTGTTTGGTGGTTCTGCCGAAGCAGTTGCTGCCATTGTGCCAGTTGCTGTAGTCAGTGCAAAGTTTGCACCACCTGCAGATATACTAATTCTAATTGCATTTGGGCCAACAATTTCTTTTACATAATATCTAGCATCTTGTAATACTCCGCCAAATGTACCAGAAGTAAATCTAATGGTCATTCCTACAGCCAGTCCAGTAGTGCTTGTGGAAGTTGTTAGGGTATTTGTTCCTGTTCCAGTAGTAGCAGTTACCGTAACGGCATATGATGCAGAATCAGCTGTGGCCAAGTAGGTGTTTGCATTGAGTTTAACAACTTCGCCGATACGATAAGAAGTTGAACTACTCCAGTTTGATTGATATTTTAAGTTTTCAGCAAACAGATCCCAGTCAGTAGTTCCAGTAACTGGATTTGAACCAGCATGTACTGTTTTGGCAACATAAGAGTTTCCGCCGTATCGAACAACGTCACCTGATTGATAGGTTGTTCCAGAATTCCAAGTTGACTCAAATTCGAATCCTTCTACCAACTGTGTCCAATTTGCTAGGTCTGTTATAAACGCAGCAGCGGCAGTGTGATAGGTGTTGCATAACCAAAGACTTGCGCCTTGTTTTACAACATCATTTAATTTGTATCTAGTAGCAGTTACCCAGTCACCTTTGCTTTCTAATCCCTGAGAAAATACCTGCCAATTTGCAATGTTACTCTCTAAGCCCGATGTAGTGTCGGCAGCAGAAGTGTGTGCTGTTACACAAATATAACTTATGGCTCCGTATCTTACAATGTCGTTGAGTTTGTATCGTGTTGATACTGCCCAGTCGCCTCGATTTTCTATGCCTTCAATAAACAAATTCCAGTCTGCTGAATTGTTTTCTAGGCCTAAAGCAGTTGTTGCAGCAGAAGTATGTGCATCCACACAGACATAGATCGTTCCGCCGTATTTTACTAGGTCGCCTTCTTGGTAGGCGGTACTCACAGACCAAGCATCTCTCCAACGCTGTCCGTCGCTCATTAAATTCCATTTAGTAGGACTAATGTCAAGGTCTGTATTAAAATCTATTGCGGAAGTGTGACCAACCTGGCAGACATAGGTCTTTCCACCAAATCTAACAACATCGTCTTTGTAATAGGTTGTAGCGGTTGTCCACTCGCTCTTCCAAACAAATCTAATTCTTCCTAATTTAAATTCTGCCATTATAAACTCCGCTTCGTAATATTTATTAAAAAATCAATCATCTCTAAAACTGTTAAAGAACATTGTTTGTGCAATGATGCTTCCGGATATTCTACAGTCTGCCCCGTAGAAGTCTGCTATTCTTGGAATATCTATAGTCAATCCAGCAGTATTTGATATACTGGCTGGTCCTAATCTAACTAGACCAGCTGTTACTGTTGGGGTTAACAAATCTTCACCGCCAATATTTAATCTAGACGATAGATAAGAAACTATCGCTCGTTGAGTAGGAATAATATTGTTAGAATTTTGTACAAACAAAGGATCTTTACTAAACTCTCTAATTACCGCTGTCGATCCAACTCTAATACCGCCTAGTCGTAATTCGGTCAATCCCTGTAGATCAAAGAATTCCGCACTAATTGTAATGATACCGGTAGCTTGCTGAACTGCAAACAAGTTACCTGCTCGGAAGTTACCGTCTTGGTCAGTTGATGTATAGAACACTCGACCACCATTATAACTCTGAACTTCTTGTAATGGTAAAGGAGTATATTCGTATTCTTGATATATCACTGGATAGTTAGTTTGTACAAAATTTCCTGTACCTACATCTAAGAAATCGTGTCCAGTAATCCTTACCTGACTATATTTTTCTCTAATAACCACTTCCATGTCATCTTCAAAGAAATCAAGTAATGTTGGATTTGGATTCAGTTGGAAAGTGGCCTGTATTGTGCCATCTTCAAAATCTTGCCTATCTATACCAACTACTACCGCAGTAAAATAATCAGTTCTTCCGCCGATATAAAATTGAGCGCCAGGGCCAGGCATCAGGGTTAAATTATCTACAGTGACATATCTTCCTACTGGAGTAACGTCAGCGAACCCGTCGCCGATGACAGTAACTGTAGTTTTGCTGGTTTTGTATGCAGAACCTTTGGTAATAAATGTCGGCTGCGCTAGTACTCCGTCGGCAGTTCTTATTCTAAAAATTGGATCTACAGTGTTGTTTGGTTCGGTCACTGTTAGTGTAGGTGTAGTCAAGTATCCTGAACCTGGTTCCCATATTTTTATCGATCGCACTGATGTGCCTTCAATTACAACTCTGCCTAGAGTTCGTGCGCCCGTAAAGATTTTATTAATATTAGCATTAGCAACACCATTACCGTCTACTACGGTAATCCATAAGCCCTTGCTGTTGGTAACCGTACTGTCGCCAATAGTCACATCTGGATTTCCAAATGCCACTGATCCCCACGATGCAGAAGTTGCAAGTGTCCTAGAAGTCCAAACAATGCCGTCATATGATGTTGCAGCAAATGTTGTTGGCCCTGTTGTGGGATCGTTTCCCACTGTTCTAGATCCAGTATCTCCTACTGCAAAAAATACTCCCTGACCATATTTAATTTGTTTCCAGTTGTGTATAGTAGATCCGTCTTCTGTTGGCATAGTTGCACCTAACCAGTCGCGACCGTCAAAACTGTAAGCAACATCGCCAGTGCTACTGATAGCAACAAATCTACGATTGCCATAGGCCACAGATACCCAATCTTTCTGAGACGAGTCTGCAATGGCATCCATAATGGTGCCTTCCCAGGTCAATGCAGTACCGTTCCATGAACCTATCGCAGCAATATTTCCCGTGTTAGCAATGGCCACAAATACATTAGATCCGTAGGCAACACTAATCCACTCATTAAGCGTTGAATCACCGTAAGTTGGCAGTGATGATGATGACCAAGTTGTACCGTTTGTAGAATAAGCAGCTGAATTAAGATTTCCTGCTACTGCAACGAATACACCCGTAGTTGAAGTAGAAGGCTTACCGTAGGCTACTCCGTTCCAATTTCTGGAACTAGGCATTGTGCTACTAGCCCATGATACGCCATCTATACTTGATGCTGCTTCACTGGTTCCAAATTTAATTGCCACAAATTTGTTGTCGCCGGCTGCAACACAACGCCAGTTGCCTGAACCAGGTAAAGTAAATGTAGCCCAGGTATCTCCGTCTCCAGAATATCTTCCAATAGCTCCACTTGAAGGAGTAATAACAAATTTTCCGCTATCGGCAACGGCACTGCCTGAGATTTCATAAAGAACTATGGAATTTGTACTGTCTTCAGTGGTGGCTGTTATTGTGATTCTAAGATCGTGTTCAATGTCTTGACCACCAATATTTGCGCCTGATATTACTATTGTGTCATTAACTCTATATCCTGCTCCAGGATTAGTTAACACTGCCGAATAAGTTCTTCCAGTTTTAGTCACCGTCCATACTGCGGTAACCGGAACTAATCCGTCAGTGCCATCTACTTCTCCGGTTCCAACTCCGCCTGTTAATCCAGTATACACATTGCTGGTTTCTCCGTAGACTATATTTGAATAATTGCCAGCCGAAGAAAGAGTCACATTGGTTGCTGTAAATCCAGGATCACTGAAAATTGGTCTTGGTTCAAATCTATATGTAGTTCCACTAGTTAACAACGCAGCACTTGGAGTCCCAGGTAACACATGGTCCCAACCTGGCTGGTTATCACTTTCTCTGTAAACTGTACATACTCTAGTGCCAAGATTATAAGAACTAACATAACCGTACTGTCCAGTTCCTGGACCGCTAGTTAATATTATTCTCATTCCTAAAATTTCAGATTCTAAAACACTTTCGCTTACTGCTAGTGTAATAGTTGTTGTTGTTCCTGATGAGGCTTGGTTACCTGCCTGAATAAATCCTAAACCTGCAGATAATACCTGTATTTCAAAAACTCCGTTGTCTCTAAATTCTTCTTGTACGGCTACTGCACCTGTACCCGAACTAACTAGTGAATAACTTGCGGTGGTATATTCTTGACCTGCATTGGCAAACTCTAACCCAAAGATAAAGTCATTAATCTCTCCTGCAAATGCTGAGGCTACTGTGGCTTGTGTGGTTCTTGTGTTAAGTTTTCCATAACGAACAACCTCGGTGTTGTCAATTCCGTCTGCAATTGATCCAAAATTTCCGTAAGAACTATTACCGTTGGTGGCTCTAATGATACCGCCGTTGGTGGCAAACATACCTATGTGTGCATAGTAGGAGAACACAGATACTAATTCGCCGCGGCCGCCGTTTAACATCCAAGCACCAATACCGTCTGATATTACCTGTGTAAAGTCATTTGAAACTATAGATTTATTTCCACCGTTGTGTAAGGCACCGTCTACTTTTTGACCTATTGCTCCAGTTCCAAAAGTTGTAACGTTTTGAATATATGGGCTTCTGGTAGTGATCCATGTTCTACTATCTGCGGCTCCCCAACCTGGATCTAGGCTACAGAATGCACCACCTGTAGGCAGTTGATAATTTTCTCCTTCTACTGCTGCTGGCAGTGTGCCTGCTAGTCCCTTTAGAGTGCAGTTTTTCATTCCGCTGGCATCTCTAAAATAAAACATATCCTCTAGTGCTGATCCAGTAACTGCATTTGAATAATATCTAGCAGCTAACAGTGTTTTGTAATTTCCAGGGTATTGAAGATCATACTGAATAGCTTTGATAAATTCTTTTATGTCTCTCTTGCATAGATCACTATTGAAATTGTATGCAGGATAAGATTGTTGGATGTAAGATACAGCTTCTTGTGCAAGAAAGTTTTTGTTATTTTCTAAATTTATTACTGTTTGTAATCTTACACTGTCTACTGTAAGTGTATTAGTACCCGATACTACAGGATTTGATCCTGAATCGTTGACTCGATAATTTATAGTGTCTACAATATTGGCAAATAATGCCTGCACCAACGCTGCTGATGCATTGTTACCTGTAGGAATTACACTTTGAGTAATTGTGTTGCCTGTTGAGCGTGTGATAAGACTGCCGGTGATTAAACTGACTGTGATGAAACTTAATCTTTGAATTGCTGCAATTGTATAAAATGCATCGCCGTCCATATTAGGATTAGGTAAACTGGCTGTGATAGATGTTGATCTTAATTCTTCTCCAGAAATCATAGTTCTAGCAGGCACAATTAAAGGTAATACTTCATAGTATTCGCCGGTTGCAACAATGATAGTAGTAAATCCGCTGTAGTTATCATCGGCTTTGGTCAACGCATATCTTAAAGTTTTGTAAGGCTTGAAATAGTTAATCCCTCTTTGAACATCGGTATCATCATCTACACCATTTGTTCTTACAAAAAATATTCTTGAAAAATCTCCCCAAGGTTCCCAATCTACAGATCCTAAGTTGTCGGCCACTGTGAGCAGTTGATCAGGAGTTCCGATTGGTACTCGAGTTGGTCCTAGAGAACTTTGATCGTCTGCTGGCAATCTACTTTGATCGTAGACTAACATATCACCAAACTGGATCATACCAGCTTCGTCACTGCCTTGAACTAGCAGTTCCCACATGCCTGTTACACTGCCGTTATCTCCAGGAAAATCTATAGCAGTAGCGATGTGAGCAATCATAGCTTTGTAGGTACTGCCTTTATAGTAAACAATGTCGCCGACGCTGTAATTTGTTGTGGCCGCCCAGCGGCTTCTGAATGCATCTGCAGATATTACCAGTTCCCAATTTGATGTATCTAAATACATCAAGGTGCTGCCGTCTGGCTCAACGTCAGTTATGCACTTCCATATACTGCCGCCTTTTTGAACTATATCGCCGTTTTTATAGGTACCTACTGGATCGTATACTCCAAGATAATTGGTTGCTTCTGCAATTTTAAACCAATTAGGATTTCCTTGAGGATACGAATCTGAAAAACCTGGAGTGGCAGCAGCTAGGTTTGACAAACTTCTGTAGATAAATCCACCGTATCGTACAACATCACCGATAGCATAAGCTGTTGTAGGATTGTGATCGCCTACAAAATTATATCCTTGCAGATAAGTTTCAAATTTTGTGTTGTCAATAGTTGCACCAGAACCAGCTGTGGTTGTATGTTCTTGTATGCATCTTAGAATACTTCCGCCATACTTGACTAATTCGTTGAGTCTGTATCTAGTGCCAAATGCGTATGTGCCGATAAATTTATCGTTTTCTAACAGGTATGTCCAGGTTTCCAGTGTGCTGTCGTCTACAGTGTCGCTGTTGCCTGTTATGATTCCAGATGCACTTGCTGCAGAATCGTGTTCTAGAATACACTGATAAGTATTTCCACCATAGACCACAACATCACCAATTCTAAATCGTGTTGAAGCAGTCCAAGCACTTCTAAATTTAGAACCTGTAGCAAAAATTTCCCAATTTACAATAGTGTTGCTAAAGTTAGCTCCGGCAGTATGACTAGTAATACACAGGTATACATTTGCGCCTACATTAACTAATACTCCTGCATCATATACTTGGTTTGGTAGCCAAGTGCCTAGATATTTTCGACCATCGGTCATTTTTACCCAAGCAGGGCTTGCTAGTGTTTCTCCGGGAGGAATATATGCTTGATCTTGATAAAATGTAGAAGCAGTGTGTTGTCTAATACAAACCCATGATTTTCCCTGATATAGGACTACATCATCTTTGTTGTATGTAGACGAATCTGCGGCCCACTCGTCTCGCCAAGTATATCTAAATCTACTGATCTTAAATTCTGCCATTTTGTTCTCTGCTTAATTAAGTTGAAATGCCTGTAGGATATGTATATCCTTGATTAATTCTTTGCACCAGCATTCCTTGACTATCTACATAATAAAATATGCTTCGGTCATCCCAACGATATTGAGTGTAATACATATTTTCATATTCTGGTTCGTGATCTTCTGTGGTACCGTCAAAGTAATCTACTCCCGGTTCAAAATCTTCAAAATTTTCTCCGATAGGGCCGGGAATGTTGATACTGTATGCTTCTTTATCAGATACTTGATCGCTTCTAACAATAAACAATTCGCCGTCTTGATTTCTTCTTAAGGCATACCAATATCTAGGACTATCTCCTAGAATTTCTACAGGGTCTCTACCTAAATAATAATTGCTCTGTGCCATATTCTTGTTCCTTAAGAAATCTCTACATAACTAATTGTTGTATCAATACTGTCTTCAACATCACTAACTACTCTAATACCCGAAGTTTCTGGCAAAATCAGTTTCTCTCCGTTGGTAATAACTTTAACGCTAGTATTAGGCGGAATAGGTAATCCCTTTACATAATAAGCCTGCGTTGAATTTTCGTCTACTACATAAACATTAACTGTTACAGTGTCGTAGTCTGTAACATTGGCAATATTACAACCAATTACAGTTGCTCTAACACCTGCTGGGATTTGCAGCACATCAACTGGATCTGTTCCAATACTTGTGTTAACTGCATGTTTAAAAACTGTTGGCATATTATTATCCTAATGTGAGCGCAAACGCTACAGATATATCTTCGGCTTGAGAGCCAGTTACTGCTCCCGAACTACCTGCAGGACTTGCCCAACTAAAGCCGTCCCAAACTTCTAGAGCTCTTGAATCAGTGTTAAATCTAGTCATACCAACCACTGCATAAGCCGTTGGTCGTGTTCCGTTACTGCCTCGAGGTAGTACAACACCGTTAGTACCTGCAATTTTAAAATAGCCTGTGCCAGTTGCAAGTATTTGACTGATTGCATTATTAGCAATGTTTGTTATTGTATTATCTCTAAATCTAAAATTACCTAGATCAACACCGCCTGTGCCGTTGCCAAAAATTGACAAATTCATTCCGGTAGTAGTGGTAATTTCATTATCTCTAAACTGTAAGTTTCCAATGTCTAAAGAATCTAAACTCAGCATATCTGTAAAGAAGTTCTGTGCGTAGACAGTTCTCCAGCGGAAACTAGGGCTTCCTAGATCATATGCATTATCTGTTTGAGGTATTAGATCGCTGTTGATGCTGGCATTGATAGTGATGCTGTCAGTTAAGGCATCGCCGATTGTGATGTTGCCGCCAATAGTAACATTGCCAGTAACATTAGTATTTCCGGTTACTGTTAAATTGCCGTTAACTGTAGCATTTGAATAAATGTCTACAATTCCAATTCCGTTTGGACGAAACTCAATGTTTGAGTTTGATACAGTTGTAGAAATTGTATTGCCTTGAATTTCAAAATCATTTACCTGTAGGCGTGCTTGGTATACTGTAGCAGTGCCGCCTGTTGGAATAAAATTGATTGTGTTATTAGAGCTAGAAATTGTGTTACCGCTGATGGTAAACTGTGCAATATCTGCTTGTGTGTCTACTATAAGATTAGTAGTTCTTGTGGTACCGTTGACATCTAGGTCGTATTGAGGAGACGCAGTCTTAACACCTATGCGAGAGTTGTTAACATCAAGATAGAGAAGGTCGGTCTCAAATGCTAAATTTACACC